TACGTAAAGCCAAAAGCAGGATGTGTGCCAGTTTAAAAAAGGCATTAAATTCAACTGGTAATGGAATGGTGGTGGGAGTAAATGTTATGGGCTGCAAAAAAACAGTGCGCTGAGATGGTGCGTGGGAAGAGGGGTGATGGCCCGAAAAGCAATCCGGTACATTTTGATTTCCGGGATGATGCACTAATGACGTTTGTCGAAAAGTTGACCAGGTGCCTGAAATTCTCGGATTAGGGGTACAAAAAAGCCCGCAAGGCTTTCACCTTACGGGCTCTCAGGACTTCGATGATGGTTCTGCCATGATTGTCATATAAGTTTTTAAGCCTGATGTTCGCTTAACACCGCGTGGATCTGAAAAGAAGGGAAGACGTAAACGCGGTGAATCGGAAACCTTTATCGTCCAGACTGCATCATCAATAAAGTGAAAGTGAACGCTTTCACGGCTTGTACTGAGCTTTTCAAAAAAACCGGAGGAATATTCATTACCTAACTGCAAAGATTCAAGAACGCCATCATTGAGACTAATCAGCGTTACCGTAAGAAATTCTTCATAAATTACATCATCCGTGGTGAAAATAAGGTAGCGGTCATTATCAACCTGAACTGCCGCCTCCAGTACATGGCCGGAAACAATAACACCGGTTGTTTTCCCTGCAACAATCACTTCTGACTTCGCTTGTTTAAATTCAGTCGCCGGACTGTTTTCAATCAAAGCCACTGTATTAACCGGCTGCATACTTATCTCCATATACGTCCCATCTCCCACGCAGCGACTGCGCCTCCCACAAATCCACCGAGGACAACGCAGACTGGCGCACCCGGACCGCACATTAACCCAGCCATCGCTCCGCCAGCAGCTCCTCCCGCAATGCCCGCACCGTTAATAGCCAGCTGTCTCCCCATTTCTGAAACCTTGTTCTCAGCTGTATAGATTTCATAAAAGGAGATGGCAATAGAAAGTACTATTAGTCCTTTTCCTGCGCGGGAAAGCCGCATTATCCTCAGATTAACTTGCGGGTTGGATTTACCAGCTGATTCAACAATGCTGGCATAAACCTGATTTTTTTGCGTTTCAGAAAGGGTATTAAAATTGGCCGTGGGACCGAAAAGTGAAGTTGCTTTTTTTGCTACTAACTCATTCAGCGTTTTGCCAGATGATTTCATCTGCTCTGCCATTGCACGGCCCAGCGGAGTACTTCTCGATCGGACCATATCCATTATCAGGTTTCGAGTTTCGTGGGCCTCACGTGCAGCCTGTTCCCATGTGATGAGGCCGATATTAGCCCGTGATCTGAGGTCTTCAGCCATTTCTTTAATGCGCTTTGAATATTCAAGACGTAAACGAGGATCTACTGAAAGCCGGGCCGCTGCCGCTGAAACATCCCCCTGAAGCGCATTAACAGCTTCTTCAAATCGCTCGCGTCCGCGACTAACCATTGAGTTCAAAAAAGAAGTGTCCATTTTTACTCCATTTCCCGCATTTGCCTGACTGTACCAAAACAAGCTGGGGATCAAAAATCAAATCATCCTGTTAAAAATGATTTTATAGAAAATCTTTCACACTATTCATCTTTGAGTTTTTGCATTAATAAACAATAGCTTAAATTGTTATTGGTGGGTGTGGTATAACGGATATCCTTCATCCGCGATGAAGCATGAGCGTAAAAAAACCGGCTTTCGCCGGTTCGGGTAGTCAGGCTGCTGCCGGATCGTCGCACTTCGGCAGCCAGTCGGTGCTGCTTTCTTTCGCCAGGTAAAGGTTGGTCTGCATCCCCAGCTTTGTCCGCCGCTTAATGTAATGCTGTCCGTACTCCCGCATAATGCTTTCCAGCAACAGGCCGAACATCTTCATGCTGAGCGGATTCTTGTATCCGTTGCCTTCCATATAGGCCAGACAGGCCTGATAAAGGTAACGCCTGGGCTGAAGCGGCCTAATGCTGGCGTTCCCCATGTAAAGCGCGTTTGGCTCCGGCGTCGTGATCAGGTAGCTGCAGAAGTCCACCATCGGATCCGCATCGCGCTTGATGCGCATCGCCTCGTCAGAGTTCTGCTGCGACTGAAGCAACGCCCTTGCATCCTGTGGCTGGCTGAACTGCTGTATCAGCTGGCGCACGATAACGGCCAGCTCACCGCTGATTTTTTCCTTCAGCTGCGGGTCGCGCTCGTCTGCCGGGATGATTTCCGGGAAGTGCAGGATCACCCGGCGGCGTGATACGCCCCCGCTGCGGTCGGTGAAGCGCATCGGGTTGTTGTTTACCGCCGGAATGTGCGTTGAGTAGGCGTCGCAGTACTTCGGATCTACGGACAAAGTATCGCCGCCGTTAATGGCTTTGATGCGCACCGTCACTGCTACAAAATTACCGAATTGGTTTGGATGACTTCGGCTAATCACAAACACAAAAAAGCCCGCAAGGCTTTCACCTTGGGGCTCTCAGGACTTCGATGATGGTTCTGGTAACCATCAACCAAGAATTTGGTGGGCTGGCGGAATCTGAATAGGTTTCGCAACATTATGAAATTAAGTGATTTTAGCCAATTAAACTTTGGTGTGTGTACCTAAACGTGTACCAATTATTGGATCTCACACCCCGTAACGGCATGGCAAGGATAACGAATGCCCAGCGCTAAATTCAAAATAAAATGATTTATGGGAAAAGTGTTCACACTGTTCACTTTTTTGTTTTATTTATAATTTTCATTGTCTTAGGTAGTAAATGGTTTGAGGTGAGATGTACACAAGTGTGCACTAAATGTGATTACCTTAGCCAAAATGTATATGTCGGCCGAGCCGGTTTGAATGATGTGAAGTTATATGGCGCTTTATACTGGCAATTGTCAGCTTTGTTCCTAAGCGGAAGTTGTAGTGCCAAAGGCTCTTTAAAAGTTGGTGGCTAGTTTTGCAGAGATACTTGGGCATCACTTGGATACGATGTAATAACGCATGTAATACTTGCAGAGGTGTAAGATTTGGCATTAAGCCGGATGCATTGAACATGAATTCGCAATGCTCAAGGGGGGGATAGCACTTCGTATGTCGAAAATTGGGGGATTAACATTGGTAAGATTATAATTAAACCACAGGAAAAGTATTAGAGCGATGTAACACAGGTTACAGAAAGTTCGAGAATTTGTGATTAAGCTGAAAGTGATATTTATTAAATTAAAGCAAGGCCACCTTTAAGCAGCCTTTTATCTTATTTATGAATGTTCATTAAACTGTCAAATAGTTTTTTAGTTAACTCTTTTTCCGCTCGTGCTTCGATTTGAGCCATACCATTTCGGAATAGTTTTAACTTGCCGCTAAATTCTTGGTCGTGAATAGTACATGTCAATCGATCAAGCCTCATCTTTTTGTGAATAAGCTCATCTTTAAAATGTTTTTTAAGATCGCTGGTGCTATTAATTTGCATCTTGGCAAGAGCAAATTCAGCAACTTGAATTTGAGATAAATCTAGTTGCACTATGTTAAGTGTTAATTCTGTGTTTAAAAAACTGAACCATGCAAATGGGTCAATCTCTATCTCTTCTAAGCTGGTGCCAAGACCAAGGTTTTTTACCAGCGCCTGCGCAAATGGTTTAAGTGTTCTAGGTGGGTTATCAAGAAGTAAAACTGGAGAATATTGTTCGTCAAAACTGAAAGAGGTTACCCTATATTCAATGCGTTCAACAGCGGTACTATTGCCATATAAATTACTTATTCTGTCTTCACTTATAACCTTTTCGATGAAGCGAGCGTGAAAATGAGAAGCTCGTGATTTATCAAATATAAATCCTTTACCTTTCTCTTCAGTAAAAGGATCACTCATAAGTTTTTCAACTGTTTCACTAGCAGTGAAGCGATTGTTTAGTATAATCCATTTAAATTTTTTCATGCTCTTCCACCTTTTTACCCGTCACGATATTATAGGCGTTTGCTGCCGACTGTTCAATTAGTAGGCTGATTTTCTTCTTTTCAATTTCATTTGCTGTACGAATGGTAACATTATATCCACTGCCTTTTTGATTATTGATTCCTTTAATTTGATAGGAAAAATCAGAGCAGTTTTCAGAATCCTTAAAGAAAGCTTCAACCAAAATTCTATCTCCTGTTCCGCTTACAGGTTTAGCAGACCAAGCAATTCTACCGATATAATACCCTTTATTGTGTAATTGGGTGAAAATGGCAGAGCTATTAACAGAATCACCTTTTAAAACAGCTTTTTTAACGAATCCTGTCTCGATTTCTTCTTCTTCCTCATCATCAGCTTTGTTTGTTGAGCGATTAAGCTCTACATTTGTAACGTCGTCAATTTCATAGCCACTCAACCCTCCCATAACCTCTTGAAAAAATTGACTTCTAAGCGCTGGTGTAGGTATTGCCTCTAAAGAGATTTCAAACTTTTCAACATCAACGGACTTAATCTTTGATAACTCTTTTTGTAGTAGTGTAATTATATCTTTAGCCTTTTGGTTCTGAGGCATACGAATATCAACATTATCGCTATTTATTGAAAGATCTATCTTGATGTTACGATTATCTATCTGACGCAATGCTGTTCTGGATAAGTCTACTTCTTGATAGTTTACCTCGATTGCTAAAGATCCATCTTTTTTAGCAGTGATTTTTACGGTTTCACCAGATCCAGTGGCTAATTTTTTCTTAACTAACTCTGCCGCTGTTTTCAATTCTGTCTGAGAGGATGATGCTTGAAGCTTGACGCTAGTTATACTCTCTCTCTTGTCATAAGTTTGAACAAGTTCCTTAATTGAATCTAAATCACTAAATCCTAAAGGTAGTTTGCACACTTCTTCAATTAACTCCTCCTTTGTTAAGTCTTGAGAAACAATAATACCTTTTCGTAGTAATATTTCGTGTAATCTTGCGGTGGTAATTCTTTTATGATGAAGTGCGTCATATATGTTTTTGTCAGTGGCAAAATAAATGTTCATGTTATTCATTAGCGTTGCTCCATGCCTATAGCTTCAAGACTGTATTTAATTACCATCGCAGCTGTTTTTTCGAGCGCAACTTTTGAAAATAGACGTTCACTTTCGCCTGATAACCAATGAGCACTATATTTTTGTTTTGCTCTTTCAAAGTGATGAATGGCATCTTCATGTGGGTTTATATGACAATGTCTAATTTTTATTTTTTTTGCATCAATCAGTATTTGATAATTTGAGAGCATGTCAAGGAAGTAGGTGAACTCATCTTCACTATTTCCTGGCTGATTGTAATAAATTACGTAACCGCTATCTTCTTTTTCGCCCATCCAATCGAATTCTTCATGCTTTATTATTATAAACGGTGATGTCAAAACCTCGACAGTAGCTGCAGTCTTGTTGTTTATGGGATGTTTTATCCTAGTGAGTGCTAAGTCTGGGTAATAAAAATAGTATAAGTCGGGTTGAGGCAAAATCCCTGATCCAACAAGCATTTTAATATCTGATGCTATGTTTATCATGTCGGAAATTTTAAATGGATCTAAAAGGTGTAATTTTATGTTTGGAGGGCATTTTATTTCTTCATGGTTGACTTTTTTCATGATGGAGGAATAAAAATCCTTGTCATAAAGGTTGTCGTGATTATAGAGAAATAATAAGCCTCGAACTTTGTAACCTAATGACTCATCTCGCACATATCGTTTACACCATTGCTGGCTGATGTTGGCGCATTCTGTAGCGAGAGCTAAAGAAGAAAGTGCACCCTCCACCATCCCTTTACCGATACTACCTTGGGCATAGCTTTTGAGGTCGGTGTTTAAGTACACAATCTCTTCTTCGTAGGGATCGGTGTAGTAAAACACCACATCGCTAGGGTGTGTTTTTTTGTCATGAGCCTCTAAGTTGCAATCCCAGTTCATATCCTGACTAGTTGCTCGTTGCCATTTGAAAATTCTAAAAATATCTTGGGTTATCTTATTTGCTACATGCTGTATTGAAGAAGTCTCTCCGCCCATTTTCAACATTCCTGTTTAGTGTGTGTAAATAAAATACTGATTCAAAAATAATTCAACGACATGAATTACAGCATATTTTGCAAGTATGTCTAGTGTGAATGAATTTGCATGTGGGTTATTGTGATTGCAGTGGTATCAGAACGAACGCAGGGCATGGCGTTGTAAGTATCCTTGAAATACGCAACATTCTTTCTTAAAGAGTGGATTTCGCTACTTTCGAAGGGAACGTGGAGACCCATGGGTTTGTGCTCATTCATGATGGCCTCATGATTTAGCAGCTTGCGCTTTGCTCATAGCTGACCTGGGCTGACATTGATAATTGCTTAAAAATTTAAAAACCGGCCTAAGCCGGTTTATTAAAGATGATTTATCAGGCACTGCATGTGGGCAGCCAATCTGCTTCGCTGTCCTCATGCAACGTCAGATTAGTTTGTATGCCGTTATTCGTGCGGCGCTTGAGCAACACGCGCTCATACTCCTTCAGCGTTTGCGGTACAGCTTGGCCGAAAGCCGTCAGGCTGAGCGGATGTTGATGCCCGCGCGATTCCATAAACGACAAGTACGCATGATAGAGATAGCGCTTAGGGTTAATCGGGCGAATGTTAGCGTTACCTATAAACAGTCCGTTCGGCGTGCTCAACGGCATCAGGTAGCCACAGAAATCGACCAGTGGATCGGCCTGGCGTTTTATCTCCAGCGCTTCGCCGGATGACTGCTGCGCTTGTAACAGATCACGTGCTTCATCAGGTGACGCGAAGCGCTGCATCAGGTGACGAACAATCACAGCCAGCTCGTTGCTGATTTTATCCAGTAGCTGCGGATCGCGCTCTTTCGCCGGTATCACTTCCGGGAAGGTGAGTATTACCCGACGGCGCGAAACGCCGCCGCTGCGGTCGCTGAAGCGCATCGGATTGTTATTCACCGCCAGAATCACCGCCGGGATGTGCGTTGAGTAGGCGTCACGGTATTTCGGATCGATTGCCACGGCATCGCCGCCGGTAATTGCCTTGATGCCCGCGCCATCGCCGCTCCATTTTTCCTGATCGGGCAAAATAATCAGCGAGAAGCCCACCACGCTGGCGCGCTCGCGGGAGGATTCCAGCGTGTCGATGGTCGCTGAAGTGGTGTTGTCTTTTCCGGCCAGCAGAGTGGCAATCGAAGCCATGACGCTTTTACCACTGCCGCCGGGGCCGGTGACTTCGAGAAACATCTGCCAGTCATAGCGGTTTGCCAGCACCATAAATAACGCCGCGAGAATGCGCTCCTGCTTGTCGTTATTATGCCCGGCGGCCCGCGTTAACCAGCGCCAGAAGGCCGGGGCGTGGTCTGCGAGGTTTTCACCGGGACGCGGGGCGGTGTAGTCCACGCTGTTGACGGTGCGCAGCCAGTGCTCGCGGCGGTGAGGGCTGAATGTGCCGGTAGCTGTATCAAACACGCCGTTACGAAAGCCAATCAGGCGGCGGGACGGTTCACCCATCTGTGGCACCATCAGTTTGAGCGTGTCCAGCACGCTGCCGATACCGGCGGCCGAGAACGGTGCGCGCACCTTCTGAAACAGCGCGGCGATTTCCCGCCGCAGCGTCTTCGCCTCCATCACCTGCCATGCGCCTTTCTCATAGCGGCAGATTTCCTCCCCGACCGGCGGCACGGCCAGGGCCTCTCCGTAATGCGCGACCAGCAACTCGGCTTTCTGACTGGCGCTCATGGCCTTCAGGTCAGCCTCGCTGACTGATTCAAACGGGCTGAGTGGCTGCGGCTGTGTGAAGGCGGTGAGCTGCGCTTGCGTGGCGATATCGCCCTGCGCCTGCCACACGTCGTTCCAGTCACCCGTAACCGGCGGCAGTGCGGTTTTCCCGCCGCAGGCTTTTGCCGCTTCCTCTGCCTTTAACTGGCCGGTGCCGTTGTCGTCGCGGTCGGCGGCAATCAGCATCATCGCATCAGGGCGTGACTCACGCAGCTGCTTTGCCAGTGAGGGCAGGCTGTTGGCGCTCAGCGCCACGTATACCGCCTCGCCGGTAAGCCGGTGCACGGTCAGGCCGGTGGCGTATCCTTCAGTGAGCCACAGCGTTTTGCCATCCGGCTCGCCTGCCAGCCAGTACGTGCCTTTCACCTGCCCGCCGGGCAGGGTGCGCTTTTCGCCTGCGGCGCTGATGAGCTGCACGTTAACGGCCGTGCCTTCTTCACCGGTCAGAGGGATAAGCACATCCCCGGCGGCAAAGCTGACGCCACCACAGCGCAGCGCATCAGCAAGTGTAAGCGCGTGCGTGCCGTGCAGCCCTTTCGATGAAAGGTAGGCATTGTCCGTGCGGCTGACGGCGGCGGCGATAAGTGCCTGCGCCCGTGCGGCGGCGTCTGCCTGCGCGCGGCTTTTGTCTGCGGCTTCATAATGCATAAACGGGGCTGACTCCGGCAGCGTGCCGAGCATTCCGGCCACCTTCATGGCGGCCTCTTTAGCGCTGATACTGAGCGCCTTTTCCACCAGGTTAAGGCCGTCACCGGCCCCGCACTGGTTACAGAGCCACGTTCCGCGCCCGTCCTGATTGTCAAAACGGAAGCGGTCTTTACCGCCGCATGCCGGGCAGGCACCGTGTCGCCCCCCGGCGAGCACGCTGATACCGAGTGCAGACAGAAGCTGCGGCCAGAATCCGGTGGCCGCCTTTACGGTGTCAGAGACGATATGTTTCATCTGCATGTTCTCCCTTAGTGCAGCGTGATGCGGCTGGCGGCCGCAAGCTGGCTGCGGAACAGCTCATCCATCATGGTGATACCGAGCTGCGTCAGGCGCGGCCGTACGGTCAGCAGGTCCGGCTCGACCATATCGCCCAGCATGGTGCAGGCCATCTCCATGCCCGCATCAGGGCCGTGACGGCGCACATAAAAGCTTTCCAGCTCAAGGGCGATGGTCATCTGAAGCTCATCGAGCGTGGCTGACACGGTAATGCCGAGTTTTTTGCAGGCATTTAGATAGCCCTGCGCCAGCGCGCGGCGGTAAACGGCGGTGCGTACCTCAACGGGCAGGCAGGAGTGATTAGCGGTCATCATGGCGGGCCTCCGTGGCTAACATGCGGGATTCACAGGTTTCAACAACTTTACCGAGCTGGTCGGTGAGCAGGGCGACGACCGAGGTCAGCGCCGCGCCGTCCGGGACGCAGCCGCGCACACTCAGGCAGTTCACCGAGTCGAACATATCGAGTACGGTCACGCCGACCGTGTGCGCGTGCAGCAGACGCAGATAGTCAGCGTGGGGGATGGGGTAGGTGTCATGGTTATTCAGGTGTTGAGAAAGGGTGTTCATGCCGCCACCGCCTTAACCGGCAGACGACCGGCAAAGGACAGGACGTAATCGCGGGCGAGGCTGGCGCGGGCGCTGCGCTCATCGCCTGCCACGGTGCGCAGCATACAGAGACGTGTGGTCGCATCGGTGCGGCGTACTGCGGCAAAAATAAAGGTGAATTCGGGGTGAGCGGCAGTAAGGGCCGTTGTCATGAGGACAATCTCCATTGAGTAGCGGTTAACGCCACCACCGGAGCTGCAAATCTCATGGGTGGTGGCCCGAACGGGGTTTGCAGTACCGGCCTCAATGGATACCGGCCAGCCCGAAGGCTGCCCCGCCCGGGCCACCATTATTTGACATCGGCTGCGGTCTAAGAACCACAGCCTGAAAAATGGGTAAGCCAGAGCAATGACACAAAAAAACACGCCTGGCGCGTGTTGTGTCGCCATTGAGTTACACGGGCTGCAAATCCCGGCTGCCGATTTTGCGGCAGCACGAAAACTGTATAACGGCCGCTTGCCAGAGAAAAGCCTTTTTTCACACATCGGGGCGTTTCCCTCAGCAACTGGTCAGGACGTGATCGGATTGCGGCAGATTTGATCGGAATATCCTGCTCTGTTTCTTAACCCGACGCATGACAGGCTTCGCTTTTTTACTCATAACGGAGATGTGACCGAGCATTGCGCTGGTAAAGGCCGGTGCGGTTGCTGGTCTGTAGCTGAGGGCTGCCGTCAGGCTTTCTGCGGCAAAGGCGGCTTCTTCGCGGGTGAGCGGAAAGGTTTTTGTGCCGAAATTTAGCGTAATCATGCTGCACCCCCGGCGCGCTGTGCGATGCGGGCCTGCATCCAGCCGTCAATCTCTGACGCCAGCCAGGCGACGTTTTTACCGCCGAGGGAAATCTGTGAGGGGAACTGCTCCCGGCTGATTAAATCGTATATGGTCGAGCGTGACAGGCCGCAGGTGCTGATGACTTCCGGCAGGCGCATAAAGCGGTCGCGTGGGTAAACGGCATCACGGATTACGGGAATGGCAGGGGCTGGTACGGATGAAACTGCGTGCATGGTGTTACCTCATTATGAGTCCGGCCGGTGCTGTCCGGTTCCGGTGGTGTCTTCAGGTAACTCCCTATTTTGTTGATATTTTTAAGTGTGGCAACACCCCTTCTTAGTGCAAAAAATAATCATTCATGAGATTCAGTGCAGTGTAATGCATTGAGTTGCATCCTGTTCTCTTTCTATTAATTTAAGTCATCATTCGTTAATTATTAATAGATAAAAACAATGAACAGAGGCTTACCAGAGAAAGGCTGGATTTCTGAAAAGTGAACACTAGTTAATACTCAGTGAATACTTCATTTTAAAGTGTTCACTTTTTTACTTGCTGTATTTATTAACTTTTTTATCTCAGTGAATACCAGTGAACAGATTTATAAGAAATATAATTAGTTAAAGGGCTATCGCATACAGGTTATGCCCTTGTTTGTTCATCGACAGGCGGAAAGCAATGAAATGCGCTGTCCTGTGGTACACGACAGAATGGCCTCATCCTTTACAGACGATGAGAGACAACCATGACTATGCCTGAACAGAAACCTGCATCACTGGAACGCTTCGAGAAAGCCCGCGCTGAACATACCGAAAGGATGAAAGCCTATAACGGCGTCTGCGCCGATATCGCCCGCTGTGAAAAAGAACAGCAGGCAGCCATCGAGGCAGGGAAAGAAGCCGAGAGCAACTGGCGCACGAGCTTTCGCAATCTGCGAGGCAATCTCACCGACGAGCTGCGCGCCGAACATTCTCAGCGCATCGCCAGCCGTGAACTG